TTTTAAAAACTTAGGCAAAGTTATAACAGGCAGCGGCGGAACAAATAGACCTTTTACCCAACTCGTAGATAGAGACGGGGTTATTAGATACATAATAATGATACAAGACAATGCCTTAAAAGTATTTGGGATAGACGGCACTATCAAAACCGTTACAGCTACAACTGATTTCTCTTATCTTAACATTACTGGCAAGCCGTCAGAAGTATTTAGGACGGCTTCTGTTGCTGATTTTACGTTTATAACCAACCGTGAAAAGACTGTAGCAATGGCTGCTACAACTTCCCCTGTATGGGGTACAGAAAGCATGGTGTTTATTAAGGCATCTGACTTTAGTGCCACATTTACCGTAACTGTAGCTGGTACAGCTGTTGCCCATACAACAGCAGCAAGCCCAACTGCATCTTCTAATGTAGGTGTCGCCGCTGCCCTTGCCGCTGCAATTAATGCAAACGGAACACTTGGCCCGCTTTTTACCGCAACGCCAGATAGTTACATTGTAAAGATAGTAAAAAACAATGGTGGCGCTTACACCCTTACGACAAAAGACGACCGCAGCGGAAGCCTTAGCGTTGCAATAAAAGAAACAGTAAGCGCATTAACTGACTTGCCAACAATTGCTCCGCATGGTTTTATTGTAGAAATCCTAGGCAACAAAACATCTGACCTCGATAATTACTACGTTAAATTTGAAACCACTACTGGCAGTGGCTTTGGTCCTGGCGTATGGAGAGAAACTGTAGCGCCTGGAATTGTTTTTGAATTTGACGAAACAACAATGCCGCATGTGCTTATATACAACGCCACAACTGATGATTTTACTTTTGAGAAATTCAACTATTCCGGCAGGATTGCAGGTGACGTTACGACAGCACCTAACCCAACGTTTGTAGGTTCAAAAATAACCAACCTGCAATTATTTAGAAACCGCTTAGTGTTCCTGTCTGACGAAAATGTAATCCTATCGGCAGCTGATTCGTTTGATAGGTTCTGGCCCGAAACAGTGCAAACAACTGTAGATAGTGACCCTATTGATATTGCGACTGGCGGTCAAGAGATAAACTTTCTTACAAGCAGTCTGGCTTTCGCTAACTCATTGTTGTTATTTAGCCGTCACGGCCAATTCCGGCTTGACACAGGCAACATTGCTGCACCGCTTACGCCTAAAACTGCCAGTATTGCAGCCCTTACTACGTTTGAGATGGTTGACACTGTTGACCCAATTGCATTAGGCCGCACAATTTTCTTTGCTATTCCCAAAGGCGTAAACTCTGGAGTTAGAGAATTCTTCTTGCCAGATAGCAGCGGTCCTGCTCCTGTATCAGAAGAAGTTACAGCGTCTGTACCACGTTATGTAGAAGACAACTTGTGCTCAATGTGCGCAACAGTATCAGAAGAGATGCTGGTGATGCTAAGTGCAGATGCCCCAACCGTTTTATATATATACAAATTTTTATTCCAAAACGATGCAAAGATTCAATCAGCATGGGTGCAATGGCAGGTGTCGGGTGCCAAGTCAATCATTAGTGCTGACATTTTAGATAGTGATCTATACGTGCTTGTGCAATACACTGACGGTGTTTACTTAGAGCGTAACTCTTTACGTCCAGAAACTGTTGACGCTAATACGTCCATTGAGATATTGCTTGATCGAAGGACAGAAGATGGTTCTTGCACAAGTGTGCTGACAACACCTGCCGGTCTTGACGTACAGACAACAATTACGTTGCCGTATCCTATCCTTACCGGCAGCACAATGGCAGTTGTAGGGCGATTTGCTTCCCCTAATACAATTCAGCATGGTCAAGTTATTCTTCCTATTTCGCAGACCCTTGCTGGCGGTACTGGCGGCAACGGGACGTTAACGGTAAGAGGCAACTTGACAGCAGCAAAGTTCTTTGTTGGTGAGTTGTACGACATGCTGTACGAGTTCAGTACTCAGTACATCAAGGAAGCACCTCCTGGAGGTGGTATTGCTATTGCAGCAGGGCCTAAATTAATGCTAAAAACATGGACAATGATATTTGACGCAACGTCTGCTTTTGAAGTGAAAATTACAAACAAAGGCCGCACCACTCTTACCTATCCTTACAACGCAATTATCCCTGGCGACAACAGTTTGCTAGGAGCCCTTAACGCATTGAACAGTAGATTCCGTGTGCCAGTAATGGCGGAGAATCTAAACGCAAAGATTCAGCTTGCAAGTAGCAGCCCACTACCTTGCCGGTTCCAGTCAGCCGAATGGGAAGGGTTCTATCACTCAAGAGCGACAAGACTATGAAATTACCTTTACGGCTTACGCAAGTTGCTGACATTGATTGGATAGCAAAAAACATGAGGGCAGCTGATGTTGCAGAAGTAGCTGCTAGCAGCGGCCACACCCCTGAAGTTTGTTTGCTGCAAAGCTACCTAAATAGCAAACCGTGCATCACAATGGTGTCATGTACCGGAGAACCTTTGGCTATGGGTGGCGTAGTACCAGACAGTCTTAACAACCGTGTCGGCCAGATATGGCTGCTTGGTACTGACGCACTGGTTGACAATGCCACCAATCGCACCAGATTCCTGCGTGGGTGCTGTAGCTGGGTAAATGCAATGCACCGTGAATACGACGTTTTATGGAATTACATGGACGCCCGTAACGCTGTGCATCACCGTTGGATTGAATGGATGGGTTTTACCTTTATTGCAAAACGGCCAAACTGGGGAGTAGAAGGTCGCCTTTTTATGGAGTTCTGCAAGGTGAGCCATGTGTGATGCAGTCGTTGGGGTAGGTCTTTCCGTCCTTAGTGGCGGTCTAAGTATTGGTGGGGCAATTGCTGGGCAACAGGAAGCTGAAAATCAGACCAGGCAGTACAACGCGCAACGTGACAGGGATTACCGCGATCAACAAGAGCAAGCTGCAATTGCAAGGCAGTACGAACAAATGAAGTACATGCAGCAAGAATCAGTAATGCAACAGAATAGGTTCTTTGCTGATAACGCTTATGCCGATGAGCTTGCACAATTAAATAATCGCTTTATGCAAGATCAGGAAGCAACAGCACAAGCTAAACAAAAGGCAAATATAGAAAACATACAAGCGAAAGGAAGTGTTGCAGCAGCAGGCCGTATGGGTAATTCAATAGACGCCCTAGTACGCGATTACGATAGGCAGCAGCTGCAGTTTGATTACGTGACTGATCGCAACACAGCCTTTGCTAAAGATCAGCTGCAGGAAACAAAACGTGGTTCTGCTGCTACTAGAGGCAGCAGGATTGCTAGTCAACAGCCATACATGAAGCAGTTAATATCAGATCCAACAGCACCGATGAGACAACAGATGCCTAGCCGTGCAGGCATGTACCTAGATATTGGTGGCGCCGTATTGAAGACAGCATCAAGCGTCCGTACAGAACTCAAAAAACCTAAATAAAATGGGAAAACTCAGCACTGGTCAGAATTTTGGTGAAGTCGTAGGGGCAGAAGATTCCGCACGGTTTCTAGGTGGTATTGCTGAAATAGCACCAGCTGGTGTTATCGGTAATGCACAATTGCCTACTGCTCCTGTAAGGCCCGCTGCCACTCAGGTAAATACATTTCAACCGTCTGGGGCACCAACACTTGGCGGTAAACAGTTTGTTTTTGACAGGCCAAAACTGCCACAAGACAATGGAGATGCAATAAGGCTTTCAAAAAGTCTTTCTGCTTTTAACACAAACTTATCTGCTATTGGAGACGAACTAGAGGCATCGGAGAAACTTGATGTAGCAGCAGATAAAAAGTCAGGTACAGAAACAATCGACAAGTTGCAACGGTTGTCGCCAAATGGCTACCAAAGCATTTCTGAGGCGATAGCAAAAGTTGAAGAGTTATCTAAAACCGATCCGTCACAATTGTCATTGCTAAACGAACTGAAGGGTTTAGGTGGCGGACGTAAATTTCGATTTGCTAGTGAAGCTTTTAGCGAAACTAATTTATTGCGGACATTGTCAGGAGCAGGTTTTGCAATAGACCAGACAAAAACTTTACCTGACGGAAGGCCACTGCAATCAGTAAGGCCAGATGATTCAGCATTTACAACGTTAATGAGAGACGCTGCTGTGCCAAAAGGCACATCTGCAGAATCATTTGCTAAACATCAACAGCAAATATATGCGTTTTATCAAGGGGCAACAACACGTCAGGCCAAACGTTTTGCAGACCATACCGATAATACACAACGGACAACAATAGTTACAAACTTAGAAGGGACGCTACCTGGCGCAATCTCAGGTAGCGCACCCATGAATACTTCAGCGGCTCAATTTACTGCACATCTTGATAACTTCCAAAAAGAAGCATCACCAGAATTGTACAGAGAGATGGTACAAAGTCTTCCATTCATTGGAGCCAGAATGCTTAGTGCGGCACTAACAGAGGCTCGTGCTACACCTGGTGAGTTCCAAAATGCTAGTAAGGCTTATCAGGTTTGGTTAGGCAAAGTGCTTAGTGGCCCAAACAGAACGCCACTAATGAACCAAATGGTTAATGGTTCATTTGCAACTTATGTAGAGATTGATCAAATAATAAATAAAGGCTCAAGCGAAAGGCAAGCCTTAGCGGACGCAAATGAAGAACGGCAAGGACGGGAAGCAGCTGACAATGATATAAAAGCTGCAAATATTCCTGGTATTTTAGGTGACAATACTAAAATGAAAGCTGCAGAAAGATCATTAGAAGCGGCAGGATCTCTCAAGTTTGGCGGTAGACCAGTAGCGTTGGCGGCGTATATGAACAGAATACGGCCAAGTATATCCGGCATGGTTGCAGTCGGCGCCGGAAATCAAGAAGATAATTTCATAGAGGAATACGCTAAAACCCCTACAGGTTCAGAACAGGAAAGAATTAATATACGAACTAGGGTCACTAAAGGCGAACTTAGCGCAGGGCAGGGTGCCCAACTAATTGCTATATCAAAAGACGCAGCAAAAGAAGAAAATAAAGTACCCATGCAAACGTATGCAGACGCCAGGAAGTTTATTTTGGAAACGTTTAAAAAAGAATATATGGTTACAGGGAACGAAATTACACAAGAAGAAGAGAGAGAATTACAGATAAAAATGCGAGCAGTTGACAGAAGAGCCCGCGCAATATTTGCAGGAACAGACAAAAACAAGGTTGATCTAATAGACAAGCTAAAAGAGAAGGCGCTTGCGCCACAAGCAGCAGCTGCTAAAAAAGAACAAGAAGTGCCAAGGTTTAAAGGGGCCACTGGCATGGAAGAAGCAGCAAAACTAGCAGGCGTTAGTAGGAGCCGAACTTTAATAGAAGCTTTAGGTAGCGCCAAACCTATATTTACTAAATCGCAATTTGTGCAAGAACTTGAAAATTACAATGACAACAAGCCACCAAGTAGAGCTTTTAAAGCATTAGCAGATTACTACGAAAGACAAGATAAAAAAATGACATTGCCAGAGTTTTTAAAAAACCAAGCTGGCAAGCATGGGATACAAGTAGTACCTGGTGCCGTCTTAATCTTGCCAGATAGAACGCCACAACCTGTTGCACCGGAACCAGGAGGGGCTTTGCTTCCGTTTGGTGTGGGTGGCATGGGCATGACAGGCATGGGCACAGCTGAAAGGACGCGAGCACGACAGGCCCTTTTCCAACAAACATTTAACGCTGCTTATGATCAGATAGTACGCAAAGGTAGGACCGTGGACTCTTCAGCAGGGAACCCAATTGGGCTGCCTGAAGCGACAGGCCCTGCGACAGGCCCTAACGCAAGCAAAATTAACGCTATTAGAACAACTGCTCAAAAGTTAGGAGTAGATCCAATTACGCTTGCTTCTGTAATACATAAAGAGAGTACATTTAGAACAAACCAAAAAGGCGGCGAAGGTAACAATTACCAAGGTTTGATCCAGTTTGGCCCTACAGAAAGAAGAACTTATGGTTACGACCCTAAGCAAACGTTTGAGGAGCAAGTTCTTGGCCCTGTATATAGGTTCTTGAAAGACCGTGGAGTTAAGCCTGGTCATGGTGCAAAAGAAATCTACGCAGCAATCCTTACCGGTAACGTAGACACCCTTCGGACAAATGGTCTTGATCGCCCTGACAGTAACGGAACAACAGTCCGCAACTCATTACCTAACCTCACAAAAGGCGTAGATTACAAAGCAGCAGTCCGTTTCATGAGAGGGAATTAGTCATGCCATTAGTGATGGTTAAAGATCCAGTTACAGGTCAAATGGTTGAGATGTATCAGCCACGTTCGGCTGTACGCCCTGCACCCCAGCCTGCACCTGCTGCACCTACCCCTAAACCTGTAGCGCCTGCACCTGTAGCACCTGTTGCGTCTGCACCAAAACCAGCCCCTGCCGTTGCATCTGCACCATCTGGTAATCCTCTTGCTGCTTTTGCTGACTTACCTTCTGACTTAGCCCGGCTTGGTAAAGCCGTACAAAGCGGTACTTTGCCTTCCTTAGATCAAATTGGTAAAGGCGTACAAGGCGGTTTGCAGAATCTTGCTAAGGACGTAAGCGATCGCGGCAAAGAACCCAATGCAAATATTGCCGTTGCCCGTGGTCTGACACGTATGGCGTATAGCGGAGCACGTAATACTGCCCAAGAACTTAGTGACGTAGGTTCAGAAGTTGTTGCAGCAGTACAAGGCAAGCCATCTCCTACCAATAATTTTACAAGGGATGCACCTTTTCTTGGTATTGCACCGCCATTACCAAAAGCAAAAAGCAGTGGTGGTGTAGAAGATTTTGTAACTGGTGTATTGCAATTTGGAATAGCTTTCGGCCCTGCTACAAAATTAGTTACAGGTGGAGCAAAATTAGCAGCTAAAGTTCCTGGCGTTACTAAAGCCTTTGGCGCTATTGACGATATAACTGCAGCCGCGACTACAGCTGTAAAAGGCAGCAAAGCAGCTCAAGCAATTGCTGCAGTACCAGTAGCAGGCCCTGTTGCAAAGTTTGCAGGTAGGGCATTAGCTAAAGGCGTTAAAGACAACACTATTACTAAAGGGGCAGCAGCAGGCGCACTGGTTGATTTTGCTGTTTACGACCAGTACGAAGGTCGTCTAACAGATCTAATTGCCAAAGTTGGCGGACCGTTTGAAGTCTTTGCTCTTGATTATTTAAAGTCAGATCCTAGAGACGAAGGTCTGACAGGCAGGCTGAAAAACGTAATAGAAGGCATGGGTGTAGGTAGCGTTCTTGGCTTTGGCAGCGAACTGCTTGTACAAACATTTAAAGCCACACGGGCTATGCGGGCAGCTTCTGAAGCTTCTCGAGTTGCTGATAGTGCTAAGCGAAAAGAACTAATAGATATTGCAGTAAAGGAAAGAGCGCGGCTAGATGAGGATTTAGCACAGCAAAGAAATGCACCAACACAACCGCCTACAGCGCCAACGGCAACAGATCCAGCTACACCAAGAGCGCCAGATCCACGCACAGCAGTGGCGCCGGTCTCTGGGCAAAAGCTAGATCCATATCAGGGGCTAGATCCAAAAGAACGGGCGCTATTAGAAGAAGAAGATAGAACGGCACTTGCAGGTCAGATGTTCCGAACAGAGCGAGCTGGAATTAATTACGAACGGGCAATCACAAACAGGCCACCACTGCCCGATGCCGCCGCACTTGACCCCCAGCAAAGACAACTTGACCCTGACCTTAACCCCCAACGTGCGCAACTTGACCCTGAACTTGACCCTCAACAAAGGCAAGTTGACCCCCAAGTTGACCCCCCTGCTGCACCTAGGCAGATCGTTACGTCAGACGACATTGTTTTGCCTGACAGTGCATTCCGCAAGCTGACTAACGCCAAAGCGAATAGTGCGGCTGAAGCGTACAGAAAGTTTTACAACGCAGGCCAAGCACCTGAGAACCAGATTGAGCTGGCGCAGGCTCTAGCAGCTGTACGTGCAAAAGGCCAAAGGTTTGTATCAGACGGCGTTCCTGGGCTGGATATTGACTCAGCACTAAGGGACATGCAAACAGGCCGGTTTACGCCAGAAGTAGAGAAGCTGCGTAATGCGTACATAAAAGCGTACAGCGATCAGCCAATGA